TTTTCGCTGCTGATTTGGTCGGTATCGTCGCCGGAAGGCACCAGGAACGAGTTAAGGATTGCGTATTTCTTCGCGTAGGTCTGTGCTTTTCCGATCCCTTTGTCCTGTGTGTCGACGCCGGTACCGGAGGAAACGACCTCCACGATGTCGGAAGGGTTGTCCACGTCAATGAACCGGAAGACCATATCGACGTCCGTCAACCGGTTTACCCTTTCGATTTGATTTCCTTCGCGGTCGTATGCCGTGACCTTTTCGTCGGTGCGCCGGTGATCCATCTTGACCGGAATCATAAGCAAGCGTTCCTCGACGAGTACGGGACGAATCGCGGTCAAGACTTTTTCGTCCGTGAGGGCTTTGTAGCCCTTGCCTTTTGACGTCTCGACAAAGCCGTCTTTGTTGAGATAGCCGACCTTTGACATGACGTTCAGCATTTTTTCGTAAACTGACATTCTGTAACCTCCTTTTTTATCCCAAGCGTTGGGCAATGTTGATTTGCACATCTTCCGGCATATCCGCAATGCGAATATGCAGGGCGTTCAATACCGCGCGGCGCTGTTGGTGGTTCCACTCCGTCGGGGGTTCGTTCATCATGGCGCGGAACGTGGTTGCGCTGATTTTTGCAAGGGAGCAAACGTCCTCCCGCGTGAACCCGAAGACCGCCATTCGTTCGAGGATCGCTGCTTTGAGCCAATCAATCGGCGGTTCCTTCGGCTTCATCTTCCGTCACCTTCTCGAGGTCGTCCGAGCCGCAGTTCGGGCAAAAGTATTCCGTTTCACCGCCGATATAGTGTTCTTTGATCGCGTCGTCGCGCGAGAAGGTGCATCCGCATGACGTACACAGATAAATCATTCCGGCACCTCCACAAATACGCCGTTTTTCAGCTTCTTTTGTTCCCATGTGATCCTCCTGTTTCGATAGGTCGCTCGTCTCTCCGAGCCGTCACGGTTGTGAAATCGGGCTTTTGGGTGATCCGTTACATCCGCATTTACAACATCCCAATTTGAGGGGCTTCGTTCGTGGCGCTCCTATAACCCATGCGTTTTTCACCGGCTTGTGGTTTTGCACCTTGCCAATCGTGGAATCGAACCTTTGACCGTTGGGGACTCGAACCCCGCCTCACACAAGCAGCCGCCTCCGGCTATGGTCGGCAAGCCATACGCAAAAACTTATAATCACGCGCTTTTCGCGGTCTGCATACCGGCAAGGAACCCGCTCATAAACGCCTCGCCCGCCATTGCCGCAAGGCGGCTTTCGTGTTCCGACAGTTCGGCGAGCTTCGCCGCCATTTCCTCGGCGTTCGCTTTTTGTTCGTCGGTGACTTTCTTTTCGTTCATGTCATACCTCCTTGTAAGTCGTTGTACTTTGTGATACAATCCCCGGAAAAGGGGGTGTTTTTATGGATCGTCTTTCGTTCATTCTCGCAGTTGTTACCGTGGTGTGCTCCGCTGCCGGAGCGGTATTGCCAGCGCTGCTTAATTTCCTTTGCAAGAAACGGGAAATGCGTTTCGGCTTTTACGAACGTCACAGCGCCGAAGCAATCGACGATTTTCTTTCCTGTGCTGCGAAATTCCTATATGAAAACAACTCGAATCTCGATCATGAAAAGTTGTTTTCCGCGCTTGCAAGAGTTTCCGTTTATGCAAAACCCGACACTGCTCAGCTCATGCAGGAATACTGCGATACAGTGAACAAGAATTTGAAGGGTGCAGACGCCCTCGCCGCACGCCGCGCTGCGTTCTATGCGCTATCCGCCGCATTGCGTCAAAACGTACCCCGCAGCCTGCGGCGCTAACGTCATAACTGCAATCAAAAGCCCGTACCACACAACAGCAAGTATCGCCATACCGATGCTGCGAGCATCGTATGCCATGTACAAGCACCAAGCCGCTTCAAATAAAAAGCACGCAATCGTTATGCAGTACAAAGTGATCCATAACGGGTCTTGCCATAATGCGTCAATCATGTGACCTCCTAAATGCGGGAAATCATGTTTTGCAGTTTCTCTGCTTTGTAGCCGTTCGTCTGCGTGGAAATCGTAATGTTATTCATTGTTAACCTTCCTTTCTTAACTCGCTTAAATTGTAGCATAAGCGTCTTAACGTGTCAATAGGTTTTTATTAAGTCACTTAAATTATTTTCTTGACATTTTGCAAGTTTGCTTTTACACTATACACAAGGAGGTGAGATGGTGGAAACTATCGGAAAAAGGATTAAAGCGTTTATCGACAGCGCGAATATAACGAGGAGCGCATTCGCGGAAAGAATAGGTGTGTCACCGGCTTATGTTACTATGCTTATCGGTGATAAGAACATTCCGTCCGACCTTGTTGTAAATGCAATATGCCGCGAATTTCGCATCAATGAAAAGTGGCTCCGCACGGGTGAAGGAAAGCCGTTTATTGATTCGCCGACCTCGGTCGTCGGGCAACTTGCGACGCATTATCACTTATGCCCCGAAGCTGTTGCAATGGTCGAAAAATTCGTCGAGCTTGAGCCGACCGCGCAAAAGACGGTATTCGCGTATATGTGCGCGGTCGTTGACGAAATTCGCGGGCAAACGGGGCCGAAGACGACCGACGGCATGACAGACGCGGAAATCGCGGCGGCGGTGCGGCACGGGGAGGATATGGAAAAGAAACAGGCGGCGCAATCCGAAGCTTGATCCTTTATAAGTTCAAGCGGGGACAGCGGAAGCCATGAACGCGCGCAATTTTGCGCGCTTATTTCGCTACAATAAGGAGGTTTATCATGCGAAAGTTCAAGAAATGGCAAAAGGTCTTCGTGATCATCGCGGCGGCGGGCGGCGTTTTGATGATCGCCGGAGGCGCGTCGCTGATTTCCGACGGCGACAAAGGTTCCGGCATTTTCGGTATCGTCCTCGGCGTTCTGTTCATTATGGCGGCTGCCGGTATTTGCGTGTTTGTCGCCTTGTCGAAGGCGCAACCGGCAAACACGACGGAACCGGCGCCGGTGCGAGCTGCGGAACCGGTGCGCGTGACGCCAGAACCGGAGGCGTCGAAGGCGATTTCTGCCGCATTTACACAAAAGGTCGAATACCAAAAGAAGGACTATAAATCGTACCGCGAGTTTTACGAATACGCGAGGAAAAAGGGAAACCAGGTAGATATGCTGTATTATGCGTCCGAAATGGACGTACAGTTTTCACGGAAGAAAGACGAATACTATGCACACCAGGAAGAAATCAACTCCGACTATTCCGTGATCTACAACCTTTCCGCATGGGGAACACAAGCAGCGCAGATTTTCGAGGCGAAATGCCTCTATCAAATAAAGGACGCCGAATATCTTGCCGCAAAGTATAAGGAATACAAACTCGAACAGCCGACCGTTTGCGAAGCATACAAGAAGCTCGCGCAAGTGTACGAAAAGCAAGGGCGATATACCGACGCGGCGAACGTGTGCGCCCGCGCGATTGCGGCGGGGTACCCGAAAGACGGCACAAACGCCGGTATGCGCGGTCGCCTTGCGCGCATGATCCGGCTTGGCGGTCAGCTTGACCGGAAATATACCGGCGTCGCCGACATCGAAATATAACGTATAGGTTGTATTTCGTGCCTTTTTACTTGACTGTAACTTGCGTTTTTGTGAAAAAGGTTCACGATAAACGCAATAAAAGCCCGAATTTCGGGCTTTATCTTACTTGCTTGTAACTTATCAAAAGAGGGGCGAAACGGGCAAGACGTGAAGCGTCGCGGCGCGACGCGGGAAACCGGTGACAATTTGTAACCGGTTCAAAGAGGGATCACATGACTTGTAAATACTGCAAAAGGGAAATCGAAGACGATTCCGTCTTTTGTCGTTTCTGTGGTGAGCGCGTGCAGCGCAAGCGGAAATCGAAAGACGAAATAAACGTCGCCCCACCGAAGATCACTCCGTCCGGCAAATATCGCGGGCGCGTTATGGTGTCCGGCTCCCGCGTGTGGATCACCGAGGACACCGAGACAGCATACTATATCCGCGCGCGGGCCGTAAAAGCCGGAATGATCGAACAGGCGAACAAAGCCCCGAAGGACACGCTCGGCGAATTGATCGACCGTTTTATAAAGGACAACGAGGCGGTGCTTTCGCCGTCCACGGTGCGGTCGTATAAAGGTATACGGAAAACGCGGTTTTCGTCGTATATGGACGAACCGGTTACGAGGATTCCGTGGCAAACGATGATCTCCGTTGAGTCGGGCGAGGTCAGCGCGAAGACCGTAAAAAACGCCTGGCGTCTCGTGACTGCGGCTATGAAATATGCGAAGATTGCGCCGCCGATTGTAAACTTGCCGAAGAGCGTTCACGCCGAACGCGCGTTTCTCGATTTTGAGCAGATACAAAAATTGCTCCCCGCCATTTTGGATGATCCATGCGAGGTGGTTTTCCTCCTTGCGCTGCATTCGCTCCGGCTGTCGGAAATCCTCGCGCTGGATTCTGTGGACGGGTCAATGATCCGCGTTCGCGGCGCAACGGTGCGGGGGGTGAGCGGGTTAATTCGGAAAGAATTGAATAAAACCGACCTTTCCCGCCGTGACATACCGGTTATGATTCCGCGGCTGTATGACCTACTTGATTCTCTCCCCGTCGTTGTTTCCGGTACGATGATAAACGCGCATCTTCGCGCCGCTTGCATGGCCGCCGGTCTGCCGGACATCACTTTGCACTGTCTCCGTCATTCGTTCGCTTCGCTTGCGTACCATCTCAAATGGACAGAAAAAAGCACGATGCAGGTTGGCGGGTGGTCGACGCCGGACGTCGTTCACGATATTTATACGCACCTTGCGGCCCAGGACGTGAATGACGACATCGAAAGGATGCGGGATTTTTACGGCGATACCGTGTCCAAAACCGTGTCCAAAATTGCACGTTAAAAACCGTTAAAAAGGTATCAAAAAGCGTTAGAAAGATACCGTTTTCCGAACGAAATATTGCCAAAAAAGCCCGATAAATAAAGGAAAACCCCGATTTTTCGGGGTTTTTCCTGTGGTGCGATTGGCGGGATTTGAACATACATAATGAATATAAATCAATAGAGAAATAGGTCATAATTTGAACCGTGTCCAATTTGTTGTCCAAAACGGAAAGAAACCCCGCGCCGGAGCGCGGGGAACAGGAGGAGACCTCCGACGTGGCAGGCGTCGGAAGATTGCTATTCGTCGAGTTCTTTATCGTGCCATGCGAAACGCTCTTGTTTCGCCTTTTCGGCTTTTTCCGCGTTGTATTCTGCAGTGCTGATGCCGAGAAGCGCGCCGAAGAGCGTACACACGACGACGGCGGTCTTCGAGATCGCTTCCGCATACGGGAACCCCCAAATAGCGGCGAGCCCGACGTATGCAGCGGCAAGCGCCGGAATAACGACGAGGGTGATCCATTTAAGGACATCATATAGCTTGTTCGGCAGTTTCATTTTTTGTTTTTCTCCTTTCTCAAATGAAATCGTTCGTGCGCTTGCAGTGATCGTAAATCTCGATAATGAACCGGATCGACTGCACCGCCTTGCTGTTCTCAAATTCCGGGTGCGCGGCGCAATACTTTTTGTATGCATCCACGTCCTCCAGAACGTTGTCGAAATGCTCCTCGCTGTGCCGCGTCCCTCGGCGGCATTCGTCCGCAAACCCGATGATCCGCCGCCGCGCCTGTTTCGCGTCGTTCTGCGCGTCCTCCGCAATGTGCGTGTCCAGCGTGTTTTGCAAATGACTGATCCGGTCCGCGGTTCGGTCTTT